TTACTCTAAAATCTGTAAGTTTTTGAGGCATAAATCTTATCATATATGGGTGTTTTTTCTTATACAAATCTATTGTTAGTCTTGTTACACTACAAAGAGGAGTCCAATAAGTGTTACCATTTTTTATATAATTTTCGTCCATAATAACCCTTTCTCTGCTTTTTTCAAGTCCTATATTACCCTTATGATTTGAATAAGTAGAAGGTTTACAACCATCTTTAATATTCATTATACCATTTGATATTTCATCAGATAATATATTTTCATAATATCCAATCCATTCTTTCATTACATCATTCCTGCTTCAAATTTTTTCCAGTCTATTGCGTTTTTGATATCCCACCCTCGACTGTTAATTGATTTAAGAACACCATCAATATACTTGACAACTGTTTCTAAATATGCTACTTTGTGTTCACACTGTATAATTTCATCATCTGATTCTATGTAAACACTTAAATCACTTTTTAATACTTTGAGGTCAAATGGTTTTGTAACGTAGACTTTTGCATCAGCTTTACCACCATAGTATTCCCATTTTTCACGATATAGTTTTTTATAATCACCCTTTGCTTTATGTAAGAGTAATTCAAATCGTGATTTGTGGTCTAGGTATTTTGCGTAGAGTTCTTGGTTCTTGAGAGCTTCTGTATCAAGTTTCTCATCATTTACTTTCAATGCCATATAGACTTCTAACTTCAATTCATCAAGTGTCATAATAAATCCTTTATATTATATAGTGTGATTGATTTCGACTAAGTAATTGTTCCACCATTCTATGTCTGCGTCTTCAAAGAAACGAAAGGTGACTGAGGGATATTCTGGAAACTTACCCACACTCCACGCACCTCTGCAATTTTTTGCACAAGCTTCTTTTGCTTTCTTTACTCCTGTTTGTGAAAGACTATTCCACATTGTGTGAAATATTATTCCACTATTTTTTCCTGTTTTATATGATATGGGTGTTTTTTGAACTGAATGCATTTCATAATATTGTTTTGTCATATTGCTACTATCTCGTATATTTGATATGTGAAGTCTGCTTGTACAGTCATATATTCAACATCTGATGCTTGTTGGCTAAACTCTAACGCACCAAGTGATACTGGATACATACTGGAAAAACGAACCTCTACTATTGGGTTATTTTTATTTGAGAGAACAGTTAGTGTTGCATCAGAGAACATTGCACTATCTGATACAGACTTTCCTACTTTACCTACATCTTGCACTGGTGTTGCACTTGCACTTCCTGTGTTTGATGTATTAGAACGAAAGTCTTTAAACTGTTTTCTATCTTTAGGAAAACCGATACCAGTAAGCCATTCGTGTAACTCTCGGTAATTTTCTAAAAACTCATCTACAATAAATGTGATAGACAAATTACCATAAGTTAGATTTTGACCAAGAACAGGTATAGGTTTAAATGGTGTAGGTATTACAACATCTGATAATGTTAAGTCAGGTATATTTGCAGATACCGTAAAAAATTCAACCTTTGGAAGTTGATTGATTGAAAACTTAAATTGAGTTGGACTTGCATAATCCAGTTTAGTTGGTTGTCTTGATACTGCTACCATTGTTTTTCCTTTTCACTTATTTATATTTAGTAGAAACAAAAAAGGGGACTTGCGTCCCCTTCTAAGTTTGGTAACAATGTGGATTACATTAAGTTTGTAACTTTAACTCTTCTGTAATACTTGTTGGTATTTCCAGTGATTGTTATCGCACCGTCAGCAGAAGCTGCAACTGTTCCTGTGTGGAATGGGTTAGCTGCAATTCCGTATCTAGTTTTGAAACCAATCTTTGGTTGGAAACTGTTCTCACCAACTGCTCTCACCATTTGTAGTGGAACATATGGACAGTAGAACATACCAGCATCATAAGGTGATGTACCCTTGTAACCTACAATGTAGTATTGTGAAGCTGCGATATTAGCTGCGTATGGGTCTACATACACTCTATATCTACCGTTCATAACACCAGCAAATGTTGTAGTTGTGTCGTCTACGTTTAGGTTGTTTTGTAAAGCAGGTGTGTAGTCTAATACACCAGCCATTTGTAATGCAGATGCAACGTCAGCAGAACAGATAATCATATTACCTTTACCTCTTCTGGTTTGTTGACCGATTGCGTTTGCATCTCTTTCAACTGCGAACATTAAACCTTTGAACTTCTCAACTGACCATCTACCATTTGAGTCTGTGTCTAAGTCGAATATACCAGCAGTTGTTGTATTTGTTTGAGCACCTTTAACAGCAGATACATAAATGTTTCTTACAACTTCTCTGTTAATCTCTGCAAGTATTTCAGCAGATAAGATGTTTGCAAGTTCTGTTTCTGCATCTAAGCCGTGGATTGCTTTAAGGTCTTGTGCAAGTTCCATTGTGTACTCAGCTTTCATTGCTCTTGTAACAGCAGTCACAGTATGTTTTTCAATACTGAATGCCATCTCTGAGAATGCGTTAGTACCACTATCTCCTAATGCTTCACCTTGTACTGCTGTCATACCAGTTGCAGATGTATAAGTTCCAGCAGAAGGACTGTCGTTAAGAACGGCAGGGTTTGTTTCTGTTGAACCAATATCACCACCACCGATTGTACCAGCAGCATTTTGGTTAGAGATATCTGGTAATGCTTCGTCAACAAGTGCTTCTGCACCGTCTTGTGATGCAAATCTTGCTCTCATTGCAAAGATTAATCCAGTTGGGCCAGTCATTGGTTGCACACCACAAATGTCGTATGCGATTAAGTTTGGCATTGCACGTCTAACTAAGGATATAAGAATCGGATCCCAGCTATCCATAGATGCGTTTCCACCGAATGATGAGTTAGTTGGAGCAGCTTCTGATAAGAATGCTCTGTCTTCTTTCAGAGATTTCTCTTGGTTCTCTAAAATGATTGTAGTAACAGCACGCTTGTAAGCATCTTCGATTTTTGGTAAATCTGGGTGCTCAAGGACTGGCTGCCACTTTTCTTGTAGATGTTCTGTTTGAAACATTAGTTTCTCCTTATTTTATTCTACTATATTTATTACTTTGCACTCTTGACACCTTTTCCAATAGCCTTCATATATGCAGACATTGTTCCAGTTGTGTCTATGTCCTGTGCGTTGCCAGTTTCTACATCATCTGTTGTTTCTGTCACAGTTGTTGGTTTATTCTTTGGGAAATAACTTTCCTTTAGAGTATCCAATTTACTTCTGAAAGAATCTTCATCAGTAAAGTCAACGTCTTCTGTTAGTGACTTAAACTTTTCAATTTCTACTTCTGTTAAATCTCCTGTACATTGAGATATAACTTGCTCCCTTACTAACTTCGCATTGTTATTCTTGAAGGAGATATTCTTCTCTACTTCTTCGTTTAACTTTGCTTCTAGTTCGGAAATCTTTTGTGATTGTGCCTCAAGGACATCATACTTTTCGTCAGGCACATCAATGTAGTGGTCTTCAAAGAGTTGTTTCAATCCAGAAATGAAATCTTCTGCAATCTCACCTTTTAATCCTCTTTCGATTGCTAATTCATTTTCCTTAGTCCATTCTTCCACGACATAGTTGAGATAGTTATCCACTTTCTCTGTCAATTCTTCTTGAGTCTTGACCATATTTTCTTCTAAGTCTTTTCTATAGTCTTCCTCTAATCTTTCTACTTCTTCACGCACTTTTGATTTCACTGCAGCTTCAAATACTGTTGCAGCTTTTCTCTTGAACTCTTCTGAAAGGTCACCCTCTCCGTTCATTAATGCGTCAACGTGTTCTTTAACATTGATATCTTTGACTCTTCTTTCGATAGCTTCAGACTTTTCTTTTTCTTCTTCGTTCTCGTGTTCACCTTCTGGCATATCCATTGCACTTGCAATTGAACTATATTGAGCTTTTAATTCTTTTGCTTTCATACCGTTCATTTTATCTACCATAGCAGCAATCATTTTTTCTTTAGTCTTTGGTACTTCCATTGCTTCGTGATTTGCTTCTGATATAATCTTCATATCTTTTGCCATCACCTTTTCTTCGATACCATGTTTGAATTGTACATCATACCACTCTACATATCCGTTGTCGTCTGGAATTGCGTGTGATTGTAAAATTGGTTTACCTTTACCAAACTCTGGGTGTTCTACAACTGTTGCACAGTCGTGGTCTTTAGAATGACATAGTTCTCTGATTTCGTCATCTGTATAACCTTCTTTTACCTTTTTGAGTTTAGGCATTTTTTCTGGGGCACCCTCACCTTTTTGTTGTGCGTCACCAGAAACTTCTTTGGAACTCTTTGATGCACTTGCACCTGTTGGTGGGGATACTTTACTTGGTGTGCTTCCACCGATATCTTCTTCACCTGTTGCACCATCAGATGGTTTCTTCTTCATAGGTTCAGCAGCAGTTGCACCTTTCTTTGGAGCATCATGAGCACCTTCTTCTAACTCGGCAATCACTTCCGCTTCCAACTCTTCTATTGTTTTATCTAGTTCGTTTGCCATGATGGCTCTCCTTTTAATTGGTCTTTTATAATATAATATTTATAAATTATAACAATTTGAGGAACTTCGCAAACTCTAACGCATCTTCTTTTGCGTGTCGACTGCGTGTTCTTCTCTCAATTCTATCCTTCATTCTTACTAATTCTGCCTCTACGATTGAACCATTGTTCCAAACCCAGTCTTTTCCTTCCATAATACCTTCTACGAATGCATTTGGAGCGGAGGGGTCTGCAACGATATCAGCTGCAGTTGCAAGGTAAAAATCATCTCTTACATAGTTTGCACCATTCTTCTGATTTAAACTACCCATACCTCTTGATGATACACCTAATTTTGCACCTTCGTCCATTAGGTTTTTAACTATCTCACCCATTGGAGTAGATAATATCTTTGCTTCACCAATAAAGTTTTTACCATCTGGGTATAAACCTGTGATTAGGTGAGATGCTCTCTCAAGATTAATGGTTGGGCCTTCTGGGTGACCTAATTCACCGAAAGCACGTTTTTCTCTAATGTGGTCTTTGTTGTATCTCTTAACTTCTTTTTCTAGAACTTCCATAGGATATACTCTACCATTTCTGTTCTTGATATCAGCTTGCATAAAGATACCTTTTATCTTGTAGTCTTTTTTACCACCATCTTTTTGTTCGGTGATATATTCTACGTCTTGTATTTCTTCAGATATAAGTTTTAAGGTTTTCATATTTCTATCCTACAACTTCTGATACTACTTCTACATGGACTGCACCATCACTACCACCAGTTTCATTGATTGCAGATAATGTAACACCAACCTCTGCACCATCTAAGAGTATTCTGTCGTGTTCATCTAAACCGTTTTCATCTGTACCCTCTAATGTTATTGGGTCACCATCATTAGCTGCAGTGTTTTGAACAATACGTCCACCTGTTTCTCCACCGATATTTTTGAATCTTTCACCATCAGGCACTATAGTTACAGAGGTGTTTGCTCTAAGATATAATCCATTTGATGATGTGACAGCAGTTGCTGTGTCAGAATCAGTTACTTTGATGAACACATCTTGTCCACCAAACTCATTAACTCTTAATGCTTGTCCTTTTCCCATCAAACCACAGTCAAGACTGTGAGCTGCGTCATCACCCATTGTAGATGCAGATATTGTTCCAGCGTGTCTTATTAATTTGATTGCCATCTTTCTATCCTATGGTTAACATTTCTCGTTCAAAATAACTCATTAGTTCTTTATCGGATACTCTGTATTTTCTTGCTACATCTTTTATAGTTTTTTCAAAAGTATTTAGGAAATCTGAAGGTTTAGAGTCCATTTTTTTAAATATATCGTCCACAGCCTTACGCATCTTAGGATTTAACTTTTTGTATTCCTTAGATTTCTTATGTTCGTCTTTCTCCATAAATGAAGAATAAAAGTTGTTAAACTGTTTTGTCATCTTCTGGTTCTGGTATGTGATTATTCACAAATCCCTTTGCAAGTTCCTGTCTTTTTGTTTCTAATTTGTCTTGTACTTTTTGTCCAACTGCATTTTTAAAAGCATCTTCTGCATCAAGGTTACTACCTCTTGCTAACGCATCTACAAAATCTTTACTACTCATTTAATTCTCCTTATCATCTGGGGGTGGTGCATTACCTTGATACTTGTCAAGGTCGTCTGCTGGTATTGGAGCACCATCAACTGAAGGATATCTTGTGATACCATCTGTATCTTGTGGTACATTTACACCACCGTCATCTGTATCCATTCCAGCTTCTTTATTAATTTGTTTCTGCATATCTTCAATCTCTAAGTCAGTAAGTCTGAGAACATTGTTCTGTACCCATTTCTTACTAAAGAATGTACCGACATAAGACTCAATGGATTGAAGTGTTTGCAATTTGTTTTCCATCAACTCTGCTTCTTTTAATTCAGTGAAGTGTCCGTCCTGTAAGAAATCATACTGAATAAGTTGTTTGATATTATGAAACTCTTCTAGTGTCATTACACCTTTTAATACTAATTGTGTTTTTAACATATCAGTAAACAATGGTGTAAACTTTTTTCTTAGTCTTTGTACAAACTTTGTAAATTTAAGTTCATCTCTTGTAATCTCTGTTGACCTACCAAGAGAAAAGTTTTGTTCAGCTTCTAGTCTTGAAATAGGAACATTCAAAGACCTGTATACTTTTCTTTGGAAATAAGTTATATCATCAATCTCACCAAGATTAGAGCCGCCTGGTAATGTGGTAATCTCTGTTCCTCTACCACC